TTTGTATAATTTTGCGATATAATAGAATTTATATTACGTTCGATCCATTCTTCATTATTATAACTAGGAACTATAAAAACAAACGGAATAGTCTCCTTCATTTTTTCAAGATAATTATCACACGTTATATATCGATCGCTATAAAATTGTTCTTTATTCTCACGTTTATTATTAATACATTCGGGATCAAAAACATCTGGATAAACAAGTGGTTCGCCTGTTACGACTGAGCAATTAATATCTTCCGTCCAGTTTAAAATATTAAATCCATAATCAATAGTCGCATTATTTTGTATAAACCAGTCTATACCTAATTCAATTATTTTTTTTCTAAATTGAGATGTACAAATGTATCCAAATGTTCCGTAAAAGGCGTATAAACTACGATCACTAGGAATTGTTTTCGAGATTGACCGATTACATCCTATTAATAATTCATTTATATGTTTTTTATGATTATTATAACCTATGTAAAGTAGGTCACGGTTATCCATTACATCATGTAATGGTTTTAACATATAATTCCACGATTTATGCATTTGAACATCGTCTTCTAGAATAATTACATTTCCTAATCCTTTTTTTTCGATTTGTTTAAATAGTTCAACTGTCGACGCGATTAATCCAATTGCACCCACCGATTTAATTACCTTCGATTTCCAATTGGATTCAAATATACTTTGTTTTATTGTTCCCTTATCATAACCCTCATTGTATTCTTTGTATTTTGATGTTACAATATTCTTTGTTTTATCCCATGCTTCAAAAAATTCATAATTATCAATGTTTAATGATTTCATTTGATGTTTAATTTCCATTTTTTTATCAATTCTTTCTTTCAAATTAATAATAAATATAGGCATACTGGTTTGTTTTTTTTCAGGGAGGTTTGAAATTTTTTCCACAAGTTTTTGTTCTTCTTTTTTTTCCACAAGTTTTTGTTCTTCTTTTTTTTCCACAAGTTTTTGTTCTTCTTTTTTTTCCATACGTTTTTGATCCTTTTTTTCCACTACAGGTTTAATGATAGTGGAGTTATTCGATAATCTATATTCTTCGTGACCGTGCATTAACCAATGTGATAATGCTTGTCCCTTAGTAATTATACCTGCTGGAATTAATTCTGTTTTATAAAATTCTAAATAAAATCTCCAATCAAAATCATTAATTAATGTCTGTAATGTATCTAACCACAAATCATTGATATCTGGCTTTTCGAAAATATCAACATTTTTGTTTATATGTATTTTTTCGATTGTATCAGACGATGTAGTAATTGTTTCAATATCAGTTACCAATCTATTCTCATTTATACCATTATAGCACCAATGTTCGTATAATTTAAAATGATCATCGAGTTCTTCTAAATCCGGGTTATTATTTAAATAAGAACCGTAATCAAAACAATCATAGGGCTTTTGTGAATTTACTATCCCTGCACATCTATTTTCATGTATACCAGTATTAATCCAATGAGAATATAGCGATACTTCGTCCAATATTTCACTCGAATTGTTTAAATCTGGGTAATCATGTAAATATTTATTCCAATCAAAACCATTCGTATAACATATTTCAATTACAATCGATACTAAAATGTCTTGATGAATGTTATTATTTGAATTATTTTTTTTGTGATTACACCAAATTTCAGACAGTAACATTATATAATTTATTATATATAATTACTAAATAAATTTATTTACAAATAAATAAATTTATATAATGAATATATAATCATGCCAACTGAAAATCCAGAAAAAAAATATAATATATACGACAAATTTGATCCAAATTTTGTTAATTATGGTGAACTATATAAAAGTCCACGAGAAATGAAACAAAACTCAAAATATTTAATTAACTATTATGCAGACGCTCTTATAAAAGGCGATTCTCCGATTTATAAAGATTCGCCGAATTTGGTTGGTAATCGATATTTTATAAATACAAACAGTCAATGTTTAGACAAGAATGATAATACAAAAACACATCCTAGATCAGTTTTAGTTGATAATGTTAATACAACCGCTATGACTACTACAAATGACGGTAACACTGGACTCATATATTCATTACTAGCTTCATTGAAAACCATAAATAGTGACGAAATGTTTAACGATATTAGCAATAATCAACCGAAAGAATATGTTAATAATTCGACAGATTACTTAAAAGATTTAAGTAATGTACCCTTACCTCTTTGCACAGAAGTGAAAGTTTTTAATAATGATAAAAAAAAAACAATTGTATCTGGATGGGTAACGGCAAATGATCGACAAGGTATTGACCCGAAATCAATACAGGAAGGGTTTGTTGATATGAGTTTAATGGAAGGTGAAATGACCCCCACTCAATTTTCAGAACAAGCATCTAAAACTTCTGCTGCTATGGATGAACAGAGTAAAACAATGAGTGAAGAAGCTCAAGCGTCAGCGGATGAAGTTACGTCGGAAGCGAACAAAGCACGAGAGAAGGGTAAGGAAAAATCAAAAAGTGTATCAAGTAATGCTTCAAACATGACAAAGAACCAAATGAAGGGGCAGTCAGCTTCGTCAAAAAAGGCATTTGGTAAGGCAAAAAAATCAGGTATGAAAAAGCAAATAAAGGCTGCCGTGCAAGAATACTTGCGTAAAAATAGTACAAAAGATATATTTTTTTTCATAAAAACGGTTATAAATTTACGATATGATTGTTCAGGACAAATCCAAAAATCAGTTAAAAAGAAGGTCATAACATCAGGCGAACAGCAATTATATGATAAATATCAAAGTGATTACGATAATGGAATTGCGCATAGTTGGATAAACGTTCAAATGCTAAAAGACAATTTAGATCCAAAAAAAGTATTCGATCCACCCCTATACGCCAAATATAAGAAACAATATGAAGAAGGTATAGCTGAAAGTGTTATAAGGTCGAGAATGCTTGCCGATGATCTTGACCCGGAAAAGGTATTAAATATTTCAGAGAGCGATTACCCTACGAACATGAAGGGGGATAAAAAACTGGTTCGTGTTCCAGCGAAATGTATAGATGATATTTTTGAAAAAAATCCAATTAAGGATTATAGTAGTCAAGATAATAATCGTTCAAATCGATGTTATCCTAGTGGAAAAATTTCAGTTAAAAATGTTTTTAATAGCATTTCAAATCTTATCAATACTAATAAAACAAATTCTAAAAATCTAGATGTGCCTGGTATGCCCAATAAAAGCCTTTGCTATATGGCTACGGAATGGAGACTACCAATGGGACTTGGATGGACTTCCACCAATTTAGGTGGTAGAGCTCGTGAAGTTAAGAAATATGAGTCATCTAAGGATTATTCGAAAATGGTAAATTTATTAAACCGTTATAGAGAAGATTTCGCTACTTTAATTGTTCGTTATTCGGATGTTCAATCATATGGTCCATGTGAGGTTATTTCAAAAGAGGAAGAAGAAAAAGAAGAAAAAAAAGGAAAAAAAGACGGATTTACAACAATGGATGGCGATGAAAATCTTACTCCATATGAAAACACTTCCTTTGTAAACTATGGTGCTTACTGTTTTATTTTAGCAATGATTTTTATCTTTTTTTTTATTGTTTATAAAACATTGTTTCGTGCACTAAATTTTAAATCAGTTTTTAAAACCATTCAATATAAGAAATAATTTATAAATTCAATGAATTTTTTATAAATTATTTATAGGCTGTAACGTTTGTATACTTCTAAAGCGACTAAACCTGCTAAAATTTGAACAGCACATAATGGTACAATTTCGCTGGGTGCTATCTTTCCAGCTGCAGCCAAAGTAATAGTAATCGCAGGATTTGCAGTTACGGAACTAAAACGATAACTTAATAATATAACTAAGGTTAAAGCTGCACCAATTGCTAAAGGATTTCCAGTGGCGATAACAATATATGCGAAAAATAAAGTGGCTAAGAACTCTGCTAAATATGCGTACATTTATATATAACTTATACTAAGGAAATAAATGTTGATGACCTTTATAAAACAGGCCGGGTCATAGTAACTTTTGCGGGAACACGGGATCCGCCACTTCTTGCTTTATTAACTGCTTGTCTGGCTACCTGTCTATTAGTCCGGTCGTTTGTTGTGAATGATGTTGGTTTACCTTGACCATTAAATACTGTATTATGAAAATCTAAACGAAGTTGCACATGTCTGTTAAATACACGTCTTTGATTATCATGACTACTACCATACCATTTTTTGTTTGTATGAGCGATGGGATCTTGTCCACGTATAAACGTCATTCTGCCCATTGAAAAACTACTACTTCCGTCACTTGTACTATCTTTTAAAGGCATTGCCTTCGGGACACTCAAATCTGCGTTGTTTATTGGATTTCTAACTAATTGCATTCTCATTTGAAAACTATATATATTAACATATGAAATAATATGTTAATATTCACTTTTTTCTAAAATTGCATTTATTAACAAATTTACTAATATTTAACGTCTAACGCGCATTAATGGGACATAAGAGGCATTATGATCATCCCCACCATTCTTCAAATCATTGTAGTTATGATTGATGGCTTTTTGTCTTCTAAATGTAGAGTAATCCGACGAATCATATACATATTTAACATTTCCAGAAGCTCCTGGGACACCGGTTCCGTCACAATTGTCGATTTTTGACCCTAAATAAATTTTACTTCCAGCCCATCCAATGGAAGATTTGCTCATACCGGTGGGTCCACCACATTTATAGTTTTTACGGCCCAAAAAATCACCAGCGTGTGTAGCAACGCGGAAAGGTGTTTGTACACGGGATTTACCTTTAAATGTATTACTAGAAATCATTGATGTGTTCCAACTATTTCTCAAAATAGCACGTGTGGAAGATTGTTCTCCATCCTTAAAATTACACAATGTTTGAGTTGCTGAAAATCCTCTGTAAGGTCCTCCTAAGTTTGAACTAGATGATGGCATTGTAATATAGTATATCGATATACTTTTATTTTCCACAATAGAAAAGTGTTACTAAATATATTTTTATTATATATATGGAAAATTTAGAAGATTTCGATGATACGTATAGTGAAATAGTTTATGAATCCGACTGTATTCGGAAAAAAAGTAACTGGACTAAATCTGATCCAACATATAAATTAGACTCCGACACATTTGATCCAAAACTATTACTAAAAGCGATTAAACATCAATCGCCAAAATTGCACGCTCTTCTCAAAAAAATTAAAGATCTAGATAAAGCCGATATGAAACGTGATAAAAAACATTACAAACATTTTATATTTTGTGACGTAAAATCATCTAATCAGGGTGCACGTATGTTGGCTTCTGCATTTTTATCGAGCGGTTATAATCTTGGATATAATGCAGATAAAAAAAAGGGGAAACAAGACGAAATAGATAAGGAAAAATCCCCAATCATAAAAAATATCAGAGAGGATACGCCTCGTCCCCCTTTCGCATTGGCGAAAACAAAACTACCTAAATCTTTTAAATCATTGGAAGAAATATTAGAAGGATCTGATTCAGATTCAGAAGAAGAAATCGATAACGACACAAAAACACCTAAACTAGACCCCACAAAAATACGAGGAGGAGATAATATCACCCCCAAAAAAGCTGCTAAAAAGAGGTTTGAAAAAATAGAATTATTAAGCCAGTATCAATTGAAAAAAACAAAGGGTAATAATTTTTATCTGCTGTCTTCAGTTGATGTGTTTGATCAATCTATTAATGTAATGACCAAGAAGCAAATGCTAACAAATTATAACAGTCGTCCAGACAATGTTCACGGGGACGACATAAGGTTTATTATTATGGACAGTGGATTTAAAGAGGGAATTGATTTATTTGATGTGAAATATGTTCATATTTTTGAACCACCTGTAAATGCAGCTGACCAAAAACAGATAATTGGACGCGGAACGCGTACGTGTGGACAACAGGGGTTAGAATTTCATCCAACAAGGGGTTGGCCACTTCACGTTTTTATTTATGATATATCAATACCAGATCAATTGAAAGAAAATTTCATGGATGCCGAAACAGCGTTTGAATTTTATATGAAAACATTAAATATGGATATGAAATTGGTTAATTTCGCAGAAGATATTGAACAAACCGCCATTTTTGGTTCGGTTGATTATGAATTAAACAAACCAGTTCACGATTTTTCGACGGCTATGACTGGTGGGGGTCCAAAACGTAAGAAATCTATACGTAAAATGAACCCTAGTGGTCCACCTATATTAGTAGATCCAAACGCGAGTTCAATGGTTACCCTTCCGTCGGGATTACAAGTCCCCGGTATATCATTGGGTAGTATGAACCATAATGAAATGCGTTCTTATATTCGTAATTATTATAAAGATACAAAATGGGAGGACGTGAAAATGGAAAATTTATGTGATGAAAGTGCGACGCCTAAAAAGAAAGGGGGTGCGCGTGTAATTCAATATACACCAACACAGCGTTTTGTGAAAAAGTACTTTTCACCGCAATGTCCCGTAAATGGTATGCTTTTATGGCATAGTACAGGAACAGGGAAAACGTGTTCGGCGATAGCGGCCGCATCGGCTAATTTTGCCCGTCAAGGATACACTATTTTATGGGTTACACGGACAACATTAAAGAATGATATATGGAAAAATATGTTTGATTTGATTTGCAATGAAGAAATCCGCACAATGATTGCGGACGGGGTTACTATTCCAGCGGATCATAGTAAGCGTATGAAATTGCTTTCAGATGCTTGGAAAATCCGTCCTATTTCATATAAACAATTCAGTAACTTGGTCTCAAAACAGAATAGTTATTATCAACGTTTGGTGGATATTAATGGTTCAATTGATCCATTGCGTAAAACGCTATTGATTATTGATGAAGCGCATAAATTATATGGGGGTGGAGATTTATCCACAAATGAGCGACCGAATATGAAGGCTTTACACGATTCATTAATGAATTCATATGCGGTTTCAGGGAATAGTTCTGTGAAATTATTATTGATGACGGCTACACCTATAACGGAACATCCATTAGAATTAGTAAAATTAGTAAATTTATGTAAACCTATAGGTCAACAAGTCCCTGATGAATTTCCTCTATTTTCAAATGCATATCTGGATGAAAACGGTAGATTTACTACAAATGGTAAAAGAGAGTTCTTGGACATTATCTCAGGACATATAAGTTATTTGAATAGAGAAAAGGATGCACGACAATTTGCTCAACCCCAAATAGAACATATAAATGTCCCAATGATTGATGATATTCAGGAAGTAAAAGACTTGGACAAACGTATGAATAGAGCGATTATCAACAAGGATATTATAGCATTGAAAGGCGAGATAGAGAAGGAAGCCGCAGGTATAGATGATGATTTTAAAGATTTAGAGACATCACGATTTTTCGAATTACGAGATATTTGTGAAGAATTTGAAGGGACTGTACAAAAAGGATGTTTAAAGATAGCCAATGATAATATTAGGAATTTAATTAAAGAAGCAAAAACCCATGTCCAAGATATAAAGGGCCGCATTAAAAAAATCCGGGAGGATTTGAAATCAAAGAATGATTATAGAAAAAGGGTCCTTTCAGATATTAAAGAACGATACGATAATGATCCCCAACGTTTGTCCAAGTTTTTAGAAAGCGCATATTATGTTTTAAAATATTCGTGTGCGAAATTAGTAAAAAAAAGCCGAAATATTACAGAGATGATTAATTCTCACCCTGAAGTTAAAAATATACAATTACAGCTGGATTTATATGACGATCGTATGTCTGAATTTAATCGCGAGTTAAAAATAATGTTAGAAAGACACCGTTTAAAGATAAAGGAACTACGTAGTATGATAAAAACAGAGGCCCGAAATAACCTTGAAAAAATCGTTATTAAAGATGCGGTTAAAAAAACACGTGAAAATTATAAAGTTAACCGTAAAACACGAAAGGGTGAAATAACCAAAACTAATCGCGAAATACGGAAAGTTCGCAATAAATTATCACGAAAATTATCTAAATTGAGAACATCGATTAAAAAGGAATTTCACGAGGATATTAAAGATAGAAAGACAGAGAAAAAGGAACGCACACGTGCTAAAAAACAATTACAAAAGACATTGAGAAAACAAGGTAAAATACGTGAAACGTTTAAGGAGGGAATTGTGAAAGACATGGTCAAAAAATACAATGATAAAACCAAAGAAGAATTTTCCAAGGTGAAAAAGGATTTAGAAACGCAGATGAGAGAAAAACAATTAGCAAAAGAAGCCAAACAACGTGAACGTGAAGAAACAAAACGTTTGAAAGAAGTTGAACGTGAAGAAACAAAACGTTTGAAAGAAGTTGAAAAAGCAGGTAAAAAACGAGAAAAGGAGGCAGAGAAAACTCGAAAAAAACGAGAAAAGGAGGAAGCTAAAACAATAAAAAAACGAGAGAAAGAATTACGTAAAACACAAAAGAAGAAATCCCATTAATATATATATAATGAGTGACGACGAAACTCCAATATTAAGTGACCCCCCCTCGGATAACAAATTTATTGATGAATTAACAATGAAACTTCTATCTAATCAATCAAGCTATGCGAAATATTTGTCCAAGACAGATACTTTGAAATATGAAGAACAGCAACAATTTAAAGTGGATTGTAAGAATTTAAACGGAGGTATATTATCAATGACGCGTGAATTATTAACTTGCCGAGATAATGATTATGGTTCATCTGTAAACGAAGCATTTAATAATTATGCACGTATATTAATCCGTCATTTAGAAGTAACTAAAAAGTCCAATGAAAATCAACGTGAATATGAAGAAGAAATGTTTCCTTATTCAATGGATGAAGATAATAAACCCAAAAAACATTTTGAAAAAACGAACACACTTGATTTCTTCGTTAAAAAAAAATAGGTAATTAATATATAAATGGGAAAGACAAATAGAAGAAAAAAATCTAATAAAAATAATAAAAATAAGCGTAGGACAATGCGTAAACAAACAAAAATGAATTGTAACCCAGGAACAAATTCAGCAGTAAAGGGGAGTTGTTATACATCGAATGCGTTAAAACATATAAAGGACGAATACAATAAATCACATCAAGATAAAATACAAGTGACTGATATCAGAGAAATATGGGAAGATTTAAGAAATAAATTAACTGAATGTCCAAGAGAAGATTGTTGGTTAAAACAAATAAAGGACGATGAAACTCGAAGACAATTAGACGATGTATTATTCGCGCCAGACAGACCAAATGATTGGGATGAAAACCCGGTATCTTGGTTATCAAATTATGATATAGCAGCAGTTTTAAGACAATATGAGAAATCCAACCCGGAATTTAAACTACTTGGACCTTCTGCAATTAATTATGATACTATTGTGGAAGATGGAAAGTGTGTATGGAATGATTTATGTAGATTGTCGTTACAAAATTTAATTAATAGAAATAAACGAAAATTAGGAATAGTATTTAATTTAGATGATCATGATGGACCAGGTACTCATTGGGTGTCTATGTTTGTAGATTTAGACAACAAATTAATATTTTATTATGATAGTGCGTTAAATTCAGTTCCACAAGAAGTATCCAAATTAAAGCGGGAAATAATAAAACAAGGTAAACAATTAGAAGAACCTATACATTTTGATTATATGCAAAATGATGTAGCACATCAAACTACAAATACAGAATGTGGTATGTATTCACTATTCTTTTTAATAACACTTTTAACACAACGAGTAGATGCCCAAATAAATCGTGAATTATATGGAGGTGGTCGTAAAAAGAAGGATTTTTTTCACTTGTTAAAAATATTTAATGAACCTGGATTAAATGACGATATGATGATACGTTTTAGAAAGAAATATTTTAATAAAAAATAGTTTCTACGTTCAAAGGTCAGATGAAATTTAAATCGAACAACTATGTTGTCCAATTTAAATTTCCAATGGTATAATATAAATGAGTAAAAATATTAAATCTAAAAAGAATAAATCACGAAAATATAAATTGAAACGCCGACAAACAAAACGTAAGAGACGCGGAGGGAAAGAACGTGTAGAAAAAATAGTTATTACTTTAGGACGTAAACATACCAGTCCAGATATAAGAAAAATTGTTCAAGTTCTTACTGGACCCACAAGTCAAGATATAGAAACAAAAGGGGCATATCTTTCAAATTTTATAAAACACGCTGCCGACAATTTCGAAGAAGACATAGCAGTGAATATAAGAGGCGTCCCTAAATCCAAAACAACCCAAAAAATAATAACGCTTGAATCAAGTGATAACGACGCACCTTTAGAACAGGGTTCGACTAAAGCTGTTAAAAAATGCAAAATCCCGACAACAAATAAAGAAAAAAAATAAAATAAAATAAAATAAATTAGATAATGATAATAATATATAAATATTATTATTATTTATACTTAATGAACCTTTATACTTTACCTGAAAATCAAAAATTAATATGGGATACAATTTCCAAAGTTTCCTATTTTCAAAAAATGTTGCGACAAGACCCAAGTAAATCAGAAGCGTGGTTTAGAGAGATTATTCAAATACACTACAATCAAAATAAGCAAACAGTCATTAATAAATCGGCATTATCGAATTTAAATAAAGAAACAATTCGTTATATGCTACAAAGTTTAAAAAAAACGAATGTTCAACCTGTATCTTTTCAAGATGGACATAAAAATACGATGATAGCAGGGTCTTCATTTCAAACAAATTATTCAAGTTCTCTTGAACCAAATGCGAATGAAACACGTAATTTTATTTTAGATCAAAAACAGCAACAATTAAATAATGATTTTCAAACCCGTCAAAACGAATACGGTAGCATATTTGAAAAACCAAAGGTATCCGAAATTGATTTTCGCGAAAATATAGATGAAGATAAACCGATTGATAACATGGACGAGCTACTCCAACGACAAATGGCCGAACGTGAATATGATATTCAAAATATTAATAAACCACCAGAAACCGTGGAAAAATCCCAAGATGTGAATATATCAATGGATGTAATTGAATTAGAACACACTGAGAAAAAAGTATCATTTAGCGATGATAAAAAATACGACGATAAAATAGATAAGTTAAACGAGAAAATCGATAAATTTATCAAAGATTTTACTGAACAAATTACATACATACAAAATGAAATAGTAGAAATTAAAAAATTACAAAATAAAACAATTGAGAATGCGACGATTACAAATGCAGAAAAAATAATATCGAAATTGCGTAAAATAGAAAAACCAACCAAAACCGATAAAGAAATAAATGAGCTAATAAATTCATAAAATTGAAATAAACACAAGTCATTATTTCAATTTATAAACAATTAAAATGCAAAACCTAGTATACAGTGTTGGTACAAATTTACCGAAAACCATTTTCGATAAAGAATTTGGGAAAGGATATGGAACGTTATCGTTTAATATCCCGAATATTGAAGAAGAATATAAACAAAGTAAACCATTATTATTTCATATTTATGTAGATGTATCTGGTTCAATGGCGGATATTATTGAATTTAAACAAAGGCGTTCAAAGATACAATTAATTAAACATACATTAGTGAATATATTACATCATTTAGCAGAACAATCTGACGATATTTATATTATATTGAAAGGATTTGATAATATTATTCACGATTATATATCAGCTACCAAAGTAACAAAGGATAATATTCAAGAATTGCTTTCAAAGGTTGAACAAATTCGACCCATGGGTTCGACAAACATTGGTCTAGCATTACAGTCTTTAAATATAGATATTGATACAGACTATTCGAATATTCCTATTGAGAATAGAGTTGCTATATTGTTAACCGACGGTGAACCTACCGCGGGTATTTGTAATATTCCCGAACTAGTGGAAATTATATCAAAAAAATGTTCCCATCATTTTATCGGTTTAGGAAATGAACACAATGGTAAATTGCTGCTACAAATGGGACATAAAAATGTTCATACTACAAATTGGTTCATAAGTGATATAGAACATACCGGAAATGTATATGGTGAAATATTGTTTAACGAAACACATCGTGTATTGAATAATATAAAAATCCGCGTATTGGGTGGAAAAATATATGATTTTGATCAAGGAATATTTGTAGATCATTTGGAAGTAGGATCATTATATGAAGAAACTACAAAAAATTATCACATATGTATTGAGAATGAAGACCAATTTGATATTGTAGTATCAGGGAATAATCTCATTGAAGAGGACGAATTTACTTTATCCGCCACTAAGAAAATTATAAAAGAAGACGATTTTGAAATTACAAAACAGTATTTACGATTGTGTGTTCAAAAACTAATGTTCCGGGTTAGACAAGAAGGTCCTCAACACGAAGAAAGTATATTTGATAAACTGCAATGTTATCAAGAGAAGAGGGATATCGATGATAATATAATTACAGATATCAACACATTTTACGATTTTATAACAAAATATGTTAAGGATAATGGATTGAATACGGATAATTTTATGATAGAACTGATAAAGGATATCAATGTTATGAAAAATAGTTATAAAACAGTAGATGGATATATGTATGTATCCGCACGTGAAGATAGTCAAGGGCGCCAAACCGCTTTTAATACAGCTAGTAAGTTTGAATACGATTTATCTGGTATTATGCCTCCAAAATTAAAGAGAGAAACAACAAGTGCGTATAAGACCCCTCGGAGATGTGAATTGATGAGAAATATTAGTAATAGTACTTCATCACAATTGGATGAAGACGATGAACCCATGTCTCCATATTCTCCGGGAAAGTTGAGGTTATTTCACCCAAACACCTTGTCTCGTAAAATCTCTATGACCGTACAAATGGATGATATTGAAACAGATGTAAATCATTGATAAATTCGACAAAAATATATAGGTGTATGTTATATTATGACCGTCTCTCTTTGTAAAGGAAAACGCACATCACAACCAAACCGTTGTAAAAAAGTCCAAGGATGTAAAGTAGCAAAAGGTACAAAACGTACTTTTTGCCGCAAGAAGCACAACAAAAGTAAGAAAGCCACACAAACCAAGAAACGTAGAACACAGAAACGTCGTACAGAGGTCGAACGCCTTAGTGGAGTATCTTTGCGTAAATCCATGGCGTTGAGAAAAATAAAGAAACAATTAAAGTAAAAATATCCAATAAATAATACTTTAGTAATATCTAAGTTATTATTTCTTATCTTGTAGCAATAAAAATGATGACAAAACGTCTTTATTTTTCTCAGCATATTGCTCGGTTTGTATTTTTGATTGATATTCTTTACGCATCATTTGTTGTTGCATTGCTTTTTCTTGTTCTTGTAACATGCGATCAGCGTGTGTTTTTTCAATAGGATCATATGAATGTTGGCTACGTGCCCGGTTAAATTCGTCAACCGAACCATATGTCTGTATATTGTTAATATCCTTTTCACTAACCGCCAATACACTTTGGTCTCTATGAACTTTACGTAAATCATCAAACTTTAACTTACTAAAAGGATCACTGGTCATATATTTATCTTGAAAATCATTAGCGTCTTGATATAAACTATTATTTGAAGATGTATCTCCATTAAGTGACTGAACCCCTGAATAATTAATTAATCCGTTGGATTGTTCCTTAATTCTATGAAAATTATCATCCATTGCCTGTTTAGACATTTTTTCTTGCGGAACATCAAATACCGATTTTTCTTGAGCAAACCATTCATTTCGTGACGCATCAGGTGTAATACCCATATTATTGTCTTCAAACAATTTATTAAATTTCTCTTGAAAATTTTGTGATTTCATATCGCCCATCGTTTTTTTGATCTGTTTGGAAGTATTCTCATCTTCATCTTTGTAATTAGCATTATATGCAACGTCCTTTTGTTCGACACTGCGATTTTGTCGATTTTGATTATCAAAAAATTGTACAATAACATCAAATGCTTTCTTATAAAATAAAAAATATTTGGGTTCTAACTTAGATTTGTCTGGATGCAACATAATAACCTTACGTTTTGCTGTTTTTAAATTATCAATTGTAATATCATAACTTTGAAGGTCAAATAACCCTAATAGTTCATCCAAAGAATAAGATTGTATATTTAAATTGTGAGCAGGGACAGACATTGTTACTAAATATTACTATAAATAGATGAAATAAATGAAATTACAGATTTTCACGTATTAAAAAATTTGAACAATTTAATATAGAATCATAAGTATATGGATACGTCACCTAAACGTCATTCAACTGGAGGGAAAAAGCGAGGCAAAAAGTTCAAAAAGTACATCGAGAAAGAGATGATAAATGAATATTATTCTGAAAATTCACATTGCAATTTAAAAGAGCAAAAAGAAATGTACGAGAATATTCAACATTTATCACAAAACGAGAAAGACCTTTTTGAACAAAAGTTCGCTGTCCCTAAAACAGGGAGCCAGGAAATTTATTCTTCTATGCTTCGTAATAAAAACAAAAAAATAGTTATGGCTACAGGACCAGCTGGAACTGGTAAAACCATGTTTGCTACAGAATTTGGTGTTAGAAATTTTTTACTAGGAAAATGTGAAAAACTAATTTTTACTAGACCATCGGTTTCAGTTGACGAAGATCTTGGATATTTGCCTGGAACAATAGAGGAAAAAATGGCTCCCTGGGTTAGACCGATATACGACATATTGTATCAATTTATATCACCAAAAGAAGTAACACAATTGTTAGAAGACAAAATCATAGAAATATCCCCGCTTGGTTATATGCGCGGAAGAACGTTTAAAAATTGCTGGGTTGTAGCAGATGAAATGCAAAATTCAACGGTTTCTCAGATGAAGATGCTTTTAACACGTTTAGGCGAAAATAGTCGCCTTGTAATTACAGGCGATTTAGATCAACACGATAGAGCGGATGTTAAAAATGGTTTAGAAGATTTTTTAGAAAAATTTAGAAATAATCGTTCTTCTAGTATTGGTAGTTTTGAGTTTGAAATTGAAGATATTCAAAGAGAAGATGTAGTAAAAGAGGTGTTGAATATTTACGGAAGAGAAACAGTTCCTGATGACTATTTATCCCCCATTCAAAATGATGAGAATGGTGAAGATTTATCCCCCATTCAAAATGATGAGAATGGTGAAGAATTATCACCCATTCAAAATGATGAAAATGACGAAAATGATGAAGATTTGTAAAACTATTATATTATCAGATTATATAATGGTTTTTAAAAAAGTTGGTAATTGGTTTAATAATAATCTTGGACCTTCCAAAATGATGGAGAGTAAAATTGTTTTATATATTCTTGTAACGATAGGAATACTCAATCTTTATACATATGCTATGGAAGATGATTTCATATATGCGGGAATTATGTTAATCGTAGGGTTTCTTTCTACTTTCTTCAATAAAAATATGATAGTCATTATATTCACCGCTATAGCCATTACGAATTTAATAAGGTTTGGTATGGAAGAATATAAAAATCGTGAGGGATTTACAGGTGATTTAAGTCAATTGGACGCATTAATGAACCATATGACTGATGATAAAGTTGAACAAACGCCTCAAACTACAGAACCCGATGCTACGCCGAAAACAAGTGATACAAAAAAAACGAATGATAAAAATACCGACATTGGTATTGATTATGAACACGATAAAAATGCTAAATTAAATGAGGATCCTACAAAACGTGATGTTGAAATTGATAAATTTATTAAAAATTTAAATCCGGCTGGTATTTTACAAAAAATGGAAGTAGGATTTAAAATAGAACATATAGACTTAGCTAAAGATAAAATTGACTTAGCGTTAAAGCACACAGGAAAAATTGCGAATGAAGAACAAAGAAAGGGTGTAGAAAACCTATTACAATTACAATTAAAAATGTTAAATCAATTAGTTAACATTAGTCCTTTAATTGATGAATTTAGAGATGTTGTTAAAATGCTCAATGTATAAATAGATTGATAATGTAAAAAAATACATTATTAATATATATATAACAATAATAACATATGGATTTTATTGATCCCGCATTAAATGCTATTGTTACCGCGATGAATGCTTTAGGTCGTGGATTAAATATAGGTGAATTAGCTACACAAGTTAGTGATTTCGCATTAGGAACACTTAATATGGCCCGTGGATTGGGACAGTTTATGATGGGCGCATTTAAAGTTGCTCAAAATGCATTAATGACCATATTTAATTCCCTTGGATTAGCGGCTTTGTTCGCATTTTTTATATCAGTCATAACAATGTTGTCCGTTGGTGCAGAATCATGGTGGATCGGTTTTTCTGAACATTTAATTTGTGCGGGAAAACAATTTGGATCTGGTTGGGAAAACCAAGGTTTAATAATGAGCATATTAGCAAAATGTTCATGGAGTAAATGGGAAACATTTTTAGACGGGTCATGCACACGATATTATATAGTCAATATGGTGTTAGGTCTTCTGTACGGGGTTTTTGTTGAATTACCATTAATATTGATACGAGCCATATTTGGTATAGATTTACAAGTAATTGTTGATATTATATGGAACCTCTTTGTTTTACCCATTGATTCCATCTTTTTCGCATTATCAGGGTTTCATTTGGTAAAATGGGATGAAGAAGTTATAAAAAAATGTTTTCGTTGTAAAGGAACATATAAATTTGAGAACGGAACTACAGTAACATTGCATAAAACTTTCGCAGAATGGAGCCAATTAATGAATTGTAGCTTTGAAGAAATAGTTCAAGGGTTTATGCGTATTTTCACCACTCTTATACCCAGTAATAAATGGTGGGCTTGGGCTAATAAATCACATTTACGACCGCCTGATTGGAACCCTAAATTTTTTGGTATGTAATTTATCTATCATTAACATTATTGTGTGGCATTATTATATAATAATAATGCCTCGCGGAGTAAAAAAAACGTGTATTCCCGGATTATTTTGCATTGAGAATATGACCGTGTTTTTATTGTTTGTTTTACTGATTACAGTCGTTTATATGTATTATTCGCATATCATTAAACCAAGTTTAGAAAAAACATCGAATACTTCTTTTTCACAACCCATTATAATTGCTCCTCCACGTAATACAGAAGTGGCTACACCTATTTTACTTCCTATTCCTAGTCGTACTACTAATCCTTTGACTGATATAAATGCACCACCCCTTAAAAATGAGAGTTTTATGGTTCCTATTAATATTAACACCAGAGGGCCTGAACTTAATTATTCACAAATGGGCATTTTAACGCGAGAAAATAGCGCAGACGACATGATATTACCTTTAATGGGTAGAAGAAGCTCGACTGGACGTGATAAACACCAATACTATACAATGTCGAATACTGCTGGTAATATTAATACAAAACTACCTATAAGTGTGAAAGGTAAAAGTTGCACATCTGATTTAGGATGTGATGAAATATTCAATGGTGATAGCATATATGTAGAGGGGTATAATGATACATTCCGTGCGACTATTTATGAAAATGCACTTTATAAATATATACCTATGTAATAAAATCAAATTATAATACAAATGAGCAATACAGGTACTCCAACCAAAATAAAAAAATCAGGATGGTTTACAAAAAAAGAAGTAACTGCTCCATTATTAATATTAAATAAATTATTAGATTTAGAAGGCGATAAACGATTACACCTTAAACAAGATACAAAACCAAATTTAGGAAAAGATAAGAAAAAAACTCCTGAAGAATTGGAAACTGAAAGAAAAAATCGTGAATTAGCATCCAGAAATCGTGAATTAGCATCTGAAAAACGTAAAACCAAGAAATCAACAACTATAGAGAGTAAATCAGATGAAAATGTGGATACTAATAGTGACGTTAATATCCAATTCGCCGACAATATTGATGAACCATCCCAGAAAAATTTAACTTCTATTATAACTCAATTAAATAGCATATATCTAGCGATCAATAATCATGATATGGATGCTCAAAATAAAAATACAATACGCATGACTTTTGGCGAAAAAGACGACAATGAATATAGGGTAACACATAAAGAAGAAGCATTTGTTCCTGAATTTATACCGTCTCCTAATATTTAGAACAAATATAAATGAATATATCTAATCCATTTATATATATTAATAATGAGCGGATTTGATTTAACTAAAACCGAGGATAGTACTAAATCTGTAAAATTTAATTATACTAATTTGGAACTGAAAAATATCGCATACATAACCGCAGATAAAAAAATTACAGCTGGATGTGAACTATCATCTACATCAAATATTACATTTTCGGAAAATAATGTTCCCACTGAATATTTTGCTACCGGTATTACCATAGTCGGAACAGCTGCAGAAACCAAAATAAATACGATTAACGGCGTAACAGCTATGGGTCAATTAATTATAAAAAACCAAAATTCAGACAGAAATAAAACGTTATTTATGTGTTTTCCTTTATATGTAGCGAGTGCATTACCTAAAAAAACGCATATCGATGAAGTAATACAAGACGCAATTAATGGTACAACACAACGTAGTGTGAACTTCGATAAAGATGTCTTTGCTAAAGATGTACCCAATTTAAAGTACGTTGAATATACAAGTCTGTCCGGTGCGAAAGTAGTGACGTTTGGTGCACCTGTTTATATTATTTCGACCAAATTGATGGTTATGGAAAATAATACCAATTTATTTAATATTCAACCCAAAGATTATTCGGTATTCGCCCCACCTATCCCGGGTGAGTGGATGGAGTGCGATTATGTTCCTATCGATTCCGAAGAAGTTGAAACGTATAATTTACCAGTAGCAAGTAGTCTTGTACAGGATTCGGCAGCTCATAATTCACTTAAAACCATGTTTATGTATATATTATTTATAATTTTTACGGGATTAAGTTATACACTGATACCAAGCATTTATAAATATATTCTAAAATTGGTATTTGAATTTACCGGAACAATTGTTCGCAATGAAAAAATAAAAAAAATGGGATATTTTGATATAACGATGCGATTTACTATTATCGCTATATCCATTATTTGTTTCTTGATGGGTGAACAATATATTCTATATGGCGTTGTTCTCGCAATTGCGGCACTTCTTGGACATGTTATTATTAGTTCCCGAAAATCACTGGTTGATGACTGGCCTATAAAGGAGCTTGAAAGAGAAAGAAGTTAAATAAAATATAACCATAAATACGTTATATTTTATACTATATTATCATTAAACACTTGCTGTGCCATTTACATTTGTAGCTACCGGTTTATATGAACTCTGTAAATATTGAATAGGATCGCTTCTACCGATGGGGGCGCGATCATTTGCCAATTCTTCTTCAAGTGTTACGGGTTGATCTGAACCTACCTCGGCATTACGTGCTTCTTCTACGGGTGGGGTAGCGTCATTGATTTGCTTTTTAACTTCACCGCGTTTTTCGCTTTCAGTCTTAGTGTATTGTACATAGTGTGTTTTATTGTGGATAACTGCACTACGTCTTAGTAATGTATAAGCGACAAAAATATAAAGAACACCTAAAACTGGATGGGAGTATAAAAATAAAGCCACTGTTATACAGAAGATAACTAGTAAACCTAGTGGGGATTCAACATAAGGGGATATAGCACTGGGTGTTGTAACCGGAAATACCAAGTATAGAACAAATGTTACTAAAACTAATATTTCGGCGGGTTTAATCGACTTGACTAGTTTTTTAAAATCCATTATATAGGATATGATGATATTTTCCTTGTACAAATATTAAAACAAAATTGAAAAATGGTTAAACATAATTCTATATAGTAAAATATACTAAATGTCTCAACAATGGAAACGGCGAAAAATGATGGCAATGAAGGCCAAGTCCACCAAGACTTCTCAAAAAAAGGTCATTGAAATAAGTGAAGAATATAAAGAAAATATACGTAACAACTCATATTTGGGTAAAAAAGGGTATACTATATTACGTTCTGTTATCAGCGAAGATGACCAAAAAATATTATATGATGAATTAAATGTGAAACCCGTTACTATCGGTCCGGTATATAATGCTTCTGCAGATGAGGGAGCATTCCCGGTTTATCGTGAGAATGCTAAAAAAATATATATCCCAAGGTTTTATGGAATTAAACGTTATGGATTACCAAATCGTTCTGAAATTACTGAAGGGGAGGATATAAATGTATCATTTCCTAAACCTTTACGTGATTATCAAGACAAAATTGTCGACGTTTATATGAACCACGTAAAAAACCCCGTATGTGTTGGTTCTGAAAAAATAGGTAATGGGGGCATTTTAGAGGTTCCTTGTGGTAGAGGTAAGACTGTAATGGCACTGAAAATCATTTCATTAGTACAAAAAAAGACACTCATCATTGTTCATAAAGAATTCTTAATGAACCAATGGATTGATAGAGCGAACGAATTCTTACCTGGTGCTCGAATAGGGAAAATTCAAGGACCCGTGTTTGACGTTGAGGGTAAAGATATTGTAATTGGTATGTTGCAAACGTTATACGACAGAGCATTACCTGAAAACGCATTTGATTGTTTTGGACTGACCATTATTGATGAGGTCCATCGTATAGGTAGTGAACAATTTTCCAAAACACTTCTACGTGTGGTTAGTCCAAATATGTTGGGCATTTCAGCAACAGTTGATAGAAAGGATAAATTGACGTGTGTTTTGTATATGTTTATTGGACCGAAAATATACACAGAAGAACGTAAAGATGAAGATCCGGTATGTGTTCGTTCTGTAGAATATATCGCATCGGATCCACAATTTAATGAAACTGAAACTGATTTTAGAGGTCAAACGAAATATAGTACAATGATATCTAAATTATGTGGTTTTGGTCCAAGAAGTGATTTTATTGTGAAGATATTGAGTGATTTACTGGTTGAAAGCAAAGAAAATAACAATGAAGCACAAATTATGGTTTTAGCTCATAATAGATGCATTTTGAAATACTTTTATGAGGCCATTACACATAAGGGGTTCGCGACAGTTGGATATTATGTTGGGGGTATGAAACAAGCCGATCTTCAAGAAACCGAATATAAGCAAATTGTGTTGGCTACATATGCTATGGCCGCAGAAGCACTTGATATTAAAAGTCTTTCCATTTTACTAATGGCTACACCCAAAACGGATATTACGCAATCGGTTGGACGTATCTTACGTGTACGACACGACAATCCAGTAGTGGTGGATATTGTTGACCGGCATGAAATATTTCAAAATCAATGGACGAAACGGCGCAGATTTTATAAAAAATGCAATTATCGCATTGTAGCAACCGATAGTATTCGATACAAAGGGATGAATATTGACTGGAAAACGGATAAAACCTGGAACCGTGTATTTGACCCAAAAATTCATAAACATAATAACGACAACGAAGGAACGGGTGGTAATCCTATATTACAGAAAAAATGTCTGATTAACATATCAACCCTTGATATTGAGAGTTAAACACGATTATTGTGTTTGTATAAAAAAATGTATTTTTGTAATAAAATACATTTTTAACGACGACAACGTCTATTTTTTGTTTTACGGCGACAAGTATAGCCAGATTTTTTACCACGTTTCATTTTTTTACAACGAAGCGTTCTTTTTGAACGACGGACTTTACGACGCTTGGATGTTTTTTTACCACCACATTGACTGCCGTTCGCTTGATCTGTACTATGAAACATAGAAGGATGATATGTTCCGCCTCTGGCTAAAGGAGATGGATCGGTAGTACTAGAGTACGGAGGTAATACGGGATTAGACATCAATAATATATATTAAACAGATATATTATTGATTTTTATGGAAATCATTATAGTTGACTGATGTGGACAATCGATGGTTTACCGTCTATTTTTTGAATTGGGATCCATCGCTTAAACTTGTTTTTAAAGGAACATTTAATAGCAAACCGTTGTTTTAGATCAACGAATTTATCTACACGCATGTCTTGAAATTCTTCTTCGTCATCACTCTCTTCAAGATAATCTAAGTTATCATTTTCTTTGATTTTTCTAAATAAACCATTCATATATTTACTCGTTGTGTAATTTGGAATGTATGTAATTCCGCAATAAATGCGTTCGGATTTTTTACCAAATGCATATAAATGATAAATGTCGTTTTGTAAATCGGCTTTTACTTCAAAAATAGCATCCTCTTTATATTGAGGCTTTGAAAAATTAAAACGTGGTAATGATGGAGGAATAAAAAGCAGATCATTCGGAATTTCTTGGGTGAATTTTGAAATAGATGGGATTGTGTTTTTCGACCACGGATAATTTAAATGGGGAATAATCTTTTTATTAGAACGATGTTGAAGATGGTGAATTGTATAAGGTATCATATCCTTGTACGTTTCGGGTATAGTATTTTCGTTTTCTTGTAATGTCCAAAATACAGGTAAAGTCGTATATAATGCATCATTATTAATAAAAATATCCTCATTTTGATCCATTAAATTATACAAAAAATTAAATTTTTCATTAAAAGGTTGTCTACTTGTATTAATTCCTTGGTAATATAATAGGTCTTCTGTTACAAAAAATGTTCTAACATCCGGTATTTCACAAAGACAACCATATAAAAGTGTACCATACGCTAAATCAATTGGTACATTATCAGAAACAATCGATACATTTGTTATTTTTTTATCTTTTCCTAATTCCATCAAAAAACATACATTCTTTGTTTTATAATAGGTAAACCATAAAAATGCTTTTTTACCATATGGTATGGCTAACGTAATATTATATTCATTGGAAACTTTCTTATGAGAAATCGTCTCATAGGAAAGTTCGAAACTTGGTAACCTTTTGGTTAATTCACTCGTTTGATTAAAAGATAGGGTGTGCATATTTGACTTTGGGTATATACCATACTGGTCACGTTTCTATATTGTTTTGAAAAATATTTTATATTATATATATTACATATCGTCTGTAATTAAAGCATTTAACTCCTCATTCATAGCAATTAAATCATTGTTTGTTAATTTTACACCTTCTTCTTCGTGTAAGTCAATATTATCAACGATTTCTTTATTATTTTCTTGATATTCGTTCATCATGGATTTATATTTATCTATATGATGACCCACTAGATCTTTTGTTTTTTTCGTTGTATATGTATCTTTGAGATACTGTAATAATTGATCAGCTAAATATATGATTAATAAACTAATTACTATTGTTAAAAGATACGACATTATATATGGAAAATGAGAATTGTATTTCTATATATAAACTTATTTATTAGAACCCTTTCTCTTACGTTTTGTTCTACGGTGTTTATTTCTTCGATGCTTTGTTCCTCCTAATTGTTCTCCTTCTGTAGGCCTAGGTGGAGCACCTAGGTCCATTTCCATTTGTTGTTCTTCAGGTGTTACAATATTCATTTGTTGTTCTTCAGGTGTTACAATATTCATTTGTGCACTATCGTCCATAGGTGAAGCACCAATTTCCATTTGTTCTCCTCCAGGTGTCTCAATACTCATTGGATCCGGTGTTACAATATCCATTTGTGCACTATCGTCCATAAGCGAAGCGCCAATTTCCATTTGTTCTCCTTCAGGTGTCTCAATACTCATTGGATCCGGTGTTACGACATCCATTTGGTCTTCTTCAGGTGTTACTATACTCATTGGATCAGGTGCTTCTTCAGATGTTCCAAACGGATCTATTGGATTTTCATTAATAGGTGTTGTTCCGTACTCATCTTCATTTGAATTTTGTTCTAAAGGGGTTGACCCTTGTAAAGAGGCAATTTTTTCTTCTTGTAATTTCTCAATTGTTTCGTGTAATATATTTACTTTTTCTAATAATTCAGTATTTTTCATACGTAACCCTTCAAGTGTTTCTTGTGTTTCATTTTCAGCAGCAACCGGCGTTTGATCCATTTCTGAAATAGACATATCTTCAGCATCAGCACTGGTATCTTCGTCAATTGGCTTTGTAAAGGCACTTTGTAATTCACTAGCAGTATTTTTAGCAGACTCAACCGCGGTAGCAAATAATCCTTTATCTTCTTCTGTTTCAATCGTTTCTTCAGTAGGATCACTACTTTCTTCTTCCTTTTCGTCTTCACCAGTTTCTTCTTCACCAGTTTCTTCTTCACCAGTTTCTTCTTCCTTTTCGTCTTCACCAGTTTCTTCTTCCTTTTCTTCTTCACCAGTTTCTTCTTCCTTTTCTTCTCCGGTTGGTTTTTCGGACTCGGGAAGATCAGGTTCTCCGCCTAAAAACGTTTCTAAAAATCCACCTCCACGTTGTGGTATTTTATATAATTTTTTTGCTGTAACACGACGACCTTTCTTCGGTTTATATATTGTAGATGATCTTTTACTATTTCCCATTTATATATATATCATGATACAAATTTAATTATATATATTTCCAAAATAGTTTAAATACATCTCCTAAATAAATTACAATTCAAATATGGTTCAAACTGTAATTGTTGAAAAAAGCGGTCAGTTAAAAGAAGTGAATATTAAAGAAGTGAATATTGAGAATATGTATAAAAAAGCTGGATATAAATCAGATAAAGGGTTTGAAAAACAAACCACATGGAAAATAAACAAAGATTGTAGTATTGTTCTTTATGGTAAATGTGATGGACGTGCTGGTCAAGAAAATAAATATGATTTTCCACCACCTGTAGATAATAGCCTATTTTTTGGTAATTGTGTATTAGTTCATAAAAATAAATCAAAAGAGTGTGTTGACCTAAATGTTTCATTGTGGAAAATCATTTATGAAAAGTTGTTTGGTGGATTTGAAGATATTGGGAATGAAGATAGTGAAGATGAGGAAGAAGAGGAAGAAGTTGAGAACAAAACAAAACAAGGTTATTCTAAAGATGATGGATTTGTTGTTGAGGATGACGACGAAGAAGATGAGGAGGAAGAAGAGGAGGAAGAAGACGATGTAGAAGACGATGTAGAAGACGATGTAGAAGACGATGTAGAAGACGATGTAGAAGACGATGAAGAGGATGATGAAGAGGAGGATGACGATGACGATGACGATGACGATGACGATGACGATGAGAAAATAAAACCACGTGTTCAACCAAAACGTGCTGCTAAAAAGAATAAAAAAATTGAAAATGTATTTATTTCAATGAATAATGTGATAGAAGATGTATATATGAACTATGATAGTGAATTAAGCGAAGAAGAATATATTTAATACAAAATTGATTTAGAATTTACTCTATATATTGATAATAATTATAGACTATTATGAATAAAATTACAAATCCAGAGGTGTTTAGAGAAAACATTCAAACGAAATTTTCTGGAATTTTGGGTGTTCCTGATAACTCAGTATCCATTAATCTTGAAAAAGGGGTATTTAATTATGCATTAAAAGAAGCATCACGAAAAAAAATTGTGAAAAAGTGGGAAAATCCGCAATTTACGTCTATTTATATTGACCGAATGAGGTCGATTTACATGAATCTTAAAAATGAAGTATTCTTGAAACAAGTTCAATCTGGTGAAATTGATCCGAAAATGATCGGCTTTATGACTCATCAAGAATTTGATCCTGAAAAATGGAGAGATTTGATTGAGAAAAAGATGAAACGAGATGCATCAAAATATAACGATAATATTCAGGCTTCTACCAATATGTATACCTGTCGAAAATGTAAGTCTACACGTTGTACTACTTATGAAATGCAAACCCGAAGTGCTGATGAACCTGCTACAATCTTCGTGACGTGTCTTGATTGCGGAAAACACTGGCGGTCCTAACACGTGTATTTAGTGAATATTAGTAAAAAAATATATATAATATTTTGATGGTATTATATATATATTTTTTATAGAATGGAAGACACTATTTTTAATACAATGAAAAAAAATGAAAACCAAATTGTACGAGCAAATTTCGCAATTAAACGAATTCCTTTGAGTGCGACTACATGTGATTTATTTAACAATCTAATAGAAGGATGGGGTATATCGAGTGATATACAAGATGACGATGATGATATAACTAAATTAAAAAAAAAAATTCACGGAAAGGCTTTCACTCAAAATATACAGCCAGATGGTGTAGAAAGTGAAGACAATGAAAATTTATTAATGTTATTTATTCCAATACTAGAAGATAGTAGTAAAGAAATTAAAATCATGTGTAATGACCTATCACGCAAAGACTTTATCGATATAACTAGTTTGCAAAAAAACCAACTTCTAAACGTATCCAACGCATCTTTTCCTGCACAAAAGAAAGGTACATTAACAGAGGATATCCGTAATCAATTGGTTGCAAATATAAACAAAGACAACATATTTGAATCAACATCACCAGTCGCACCAGCACAAACGGTAGTAAAAGATTTATTAACAAAAGCAGAATACAATAACAATGAACTTTTTATGAAAGATTTTTTAAATTTAACTGGTTCATTTGCTGATTATTTGACTGCATTATCTCCTAGATTAACCATTGATATGTTAAAATTTATAACCAGACAAGGTAAAAATTTTTTATTATTCTATTTTTTGCATGTAACTAAATACGCAACCAAAATTGAATTAAAAGAAATAGCATCATCTTTAAATTTAGATTTAAATGAGGGCAAGTTAATTCAATTAAGAGAAAAACGAAAAAAATTTTCATTAGACGTAAGACAATCTTTGGCGGTTCAACGATTTACAACATTTAATAGAAATGCTAGTGGAATTATAGATAAGGCTTGCTTTTTATTTCATGGTGTAGGCACAGGTAAAACATTAACCTCTTTATCTATCGCATTAACACACTTAACCGTCAAACATATGGATAGCAAAACTCCATTAAAAATATTATTAATAGCACCAGAAGGTTTATTTAGAGCTGCATTTTTAGGTGATGATGCCGCATTAATTGGTATACAAGTGTATAATATAACTCAAAAATATTTAGTTCCTATCGGATCTGATGGGCATGAACTAACTGAATATATAGAAACAGCACAAGGTGCTCTTTCAATAAAAAATGATCAAAGTGAGGGTTATAAAAGATATTATATTGAATTCATTGGTTATAACTATGATGCACTTTGTTCAAAAGTTGGTGGATTAAATAAATTATTTGATACAGGATATATTAATAAAGAAAGCCCAGATACAATTTTAATTTGCGACGAATCTCATAAACTTGTTGTGCCTTCAAATACCGAAGATACAAACCACCTTGGTTTACAATCATTGAAATCTTATAATGAAACCACTGACGGCAAGAGAGACGAATATAAAGATAATAAACATGCAACCTATAAAAGTCTGTTTACATCAGATCAACTAAAAGGAGAGAATGAAACAACACAAGGCATAGGTGGCGATTCCATAGCCAGTATGACCACAAAAGAAAATAGACCTAAAAATATTATTCGCGAATATAGTTTTTTAAAATTTTGTATGAAAATGAATCAATGTATTTTTTTAACTGGAACACCAATACAATATACAGCAAATGATTTGGTAGATATCATTCGTTTTTTAAACTCTCGTGATCGTAATAAGAACGACACTCCTGATAGTGATACTGATAATAATAATATATTAAATAGGAGTAATTATGATGCATACTATAAAGATAAAAAATATAATGATAATGATGAACGGGTATTTAAACCTTTTGTTGGATATGATAACCAGGGACTAGGTGATGCCATTACAGATACAGTGATTGCTAGTGGTAATATATGGGATATATTCTATAATATTGTAACTGGTAGTGATGAACCAAGTGATTTGGATAACGCTACAATTCGTTGCTGTTTTGGTTCATTTGACTGTATGAAAATGACTACTGGTTGTTATCAAACATTAATAAAAGGAGGTAAAGCTGTTGTACCATTTCTTATACAAGAATTATATTCTCCTAACATAACGAAAGCCTTCTTGAATGGAGAACAAATGGAACGAGGAGGTGGACAATTAGGTGGAAATATTGATTTAATAAAAAAGGCTATAAACGACTTCAATAACGTTATTAACGATAGTGATTATAAAAAATATATTGCACCAAACAATGAAACACCTACTATTGAAGGATATTTAACCTATATCATTTATGAAAAAAACAAAGGTAAAATGGGTAATTTTAAAATGAAATTTAATAACATATTTGAAGCATTCGCAAACGCAGCAGATAACGATTCTAGTGTAATAAAAACAAAAAAACCTTTAAGTCAAAAATTTCGTGAAATTAAAGTCAAGTTAGAAACTTTATTAGTCGACTTAGAATTTTATATTGAAACAAAACAAAAAGGATATGATCCAAAAGCAAAAGATACTGTACACACAACTTTTATAACAGTGAAAAAAAGTTCAAAAGTTTTTTTTGATGCTATACAAGATTGTATTTTTCACAATCTAAATAGTGGTGGTTTTAATAAAAAGGATCCATATGTTAATTTTTTACAGGAAAGATCAAAAGTCGATAGAGAAGCAGTATATAATGAACACGTATTGAAACATCTTGAAACAGTACACAATTATGCGTGTATAAATCTATTTCAAAAAGAATTAATGCGTGAAACTACCGCTACAAAAGTTG